ACACCCACGAGACCGATCCCGGGACGGTCACGATCAGCGGTGCCACGGACGCCTTCGGGCGGACCGCGACCATCGCGGACTACAACCTGGATGCCGGCAAGATAGCGTTCTTCGGCCCGTTCCGAAGTGATGCTTTCCGGCAAACCGACGGCAAGCTCTGGTTCGCGGGCTCCGCCGCCACCGTCAAGTTCGCCGTCATCCGCCTGCCGTAGCGTCCGTGATGCGATCCCGCCCATGAAGGCCGGCAGCCTCCGCCACCGGGTCACCATCCAGCACCTCACCATCACCCAGGGTCCGAGCGGCGACCTGGTGGAGGCCTGGGCGGACGTTACCACTGTCTATGCTGCCGTCGAGCCGCTCTCCGGCCGCGAATACTGGCAGGCGCAGCAGTTGGCCGCCGAGACCTCGATCCGGGTGCGCATCCGTTACCAGGCCGGGCTGGACACCACGATGCGGGTGATCTACGGGACCAGGACGCTGGAGATCCTCTCGATCGTTGATCCCGAGGAACGCCACGCCGAGCTGCAGCTCATGTGCCGGGAGCTGAAGGCCACGGAGAGCGCGGCATGATGAAGATCCAGCTCAAGGGCGCCGGCGAGCTGCGGCGCAAGCTGATGGCCATGGAGAAGGGGCTCGCGGCGGACTTCCTGCGGCCGATCGTGGACGCGGGGGCTCAGGACCTGCGAGCCACGATGGGGAGGCTGGCCCCGCGCCGGACGGGGGCTCTCGCCGGCGGTATCCAGGTGGAGAACATCAAGGCAGGTAAGGGGTACGCCTACGCCCTGGTCGCGCCCGACAAGGAGCAATACTACGGCCTGTTCCAGGAGTATGGCCTCGGAACCGGGCGCTCCACCCCGGTGAGGGAGCGCACCAGGCGCCGGCGCTCCAACTACGAGGCCTCGCTCGCCACCCGCAAGAAGATCGTCGTTGAACAGGGCCTCTCCGGGGCCGCCTTCGATGCCGCGATCACCAAGTTGGGCAGGCGCGAGGCCAAGCGCCAGAAGGCCCTCGCCGAGGGCAAGTATGTCCAGGGCGAGCGCAGGCCGAACATGGCGGCCCACCCGTTCATGCGCCCGGCCGTCACCTGGCGCTGGCCGTACATCCGCCAGATGATCACCGATCGGTTGAAGGCACTGATCGACAGCTTCGAGGCAGCGAAGTGACGATCGAGGAGGGGCTGTTCGGGTACCTCGCCGGCCGCCCGGAGATCACGGCCGTCATCGGCAGCTCGCCGACCCGCTTCTACCCCGTCGTCGCCCCGCAGAACCCGACCGCGCCCTTCGTGGCGTACCAGCGGGCCAACGCCAGCCGCGACCGCGCGGGGTCGGGCCCCACGCGGGCCGTCGAGGCCGTCTACAACCTCACGTGCTGGGCCGAGACCTACCCGGAAGCCACGGCCCTGGCCAGGCTGCTGCGCGACGAGCTGGACGGTGCCAGGGGCTGGTGGGGCGACATCGAGCTCGGCTCGGTGCAGGCGGACGACACCCGCGACGATTTCAACGGCGACCTGCAGCTCTTCGGGAGGCTGGTCGTGCTCACCGTGCAATACAGGGAGGCTTAGATGAGCGTGGACGTTGCAACCTTCGGCAAGGGGACGATCCTCAAGCTCGGTGATGGTGCCCAGTCGGAACAGTTCACCGAGATCAACGGGATCACCAAGTGGGGCGTGGACCCCGGCGGCGCGGGCGACCCGGAGAAGATCGACATCACCTCCGGCTCGACCGTCGGCATGGTGCGCGAGCTGATGGACGGCTACAGCGAGAAGCGGGTCGGCACCATCGACTTCGACCTGCTCTGCGACCTGTCCAACATTCAGCATGCGGCGCTCGAGGCGGCCGCGATCGCCGGCACGGATCTGAACTACCAGCTCATCGTGCCGACCACCACCGGCACCAACCAGTACAACTTCACCGCCCGCCTCTCCGGCTTCCCGCTCGACATCCCGCATGACAAGGTGGTCACGGTCAAGGGCAAGCTGGCGATCAAGGAGAACACCTGGACGCCGCAGCAATGACCCTTCTCGGGCGTGAGCAGATCCTGGTCGGGGTGCCGCTCGCCTCCGCCGACGTCGAGGTGCCGGAGTGGGGAGGCGTCGTCCGCGTGCGCGAGATGACCGCCGGGGAGCGCGACGCGTTCGACATCCTGCTGGTCGAGGGCCAGCACCTCGATCTCCGGGACTATCGGGCGAAGCTGGTGGCGGCGACCGCCTGCGACGAGGAGGGCCGGCTCCTCTTCACCCAGGGCGATCTCGATGCGCTGACCCACCTCGGGACCGGGGCCATGGACCGGCTGTTCGAGGCGGCGGCTCGCCTCAATCATCTCACCAGCGGCGACATGGACGCCTTGGGAAAAGTCTTCGCCGCCCGGGGCGGCGCTTCCTCTTCCGGCTCGCCCTCCTCCTCGGACGGACCGTCGGAGAGCTCGGGCGGATCATGAGCGCGACCGAGCTGATGGAGTGGAGGATCTTGCTGACCGGCACCGCAGAGGTCCCGCCGGGCACCGGCGGGGATGACGGCCTGGATCCCGACGAGCTGGATCTGGCGCTGGCGAAGATGTTCCCAGGGGATGTCTGATGGGCCTGCTTGCCACCCTCAAGGTGATGTTGGGCGTCGACTCGGTGGAGTTTCAAAGCAAGATGCGCGAGAGCGAGGAGCGCGTCAGCGTCTTCGAGAACAATTTCGGGAAACGCTCCACGCTCGTGGAGCGGCACGGCCTCCGCCTGGTGCGGACGGCCGAAGGTATCGGCAGCTCCATGCAACGGATGTCGGTGGACGCCGGCGGCGGTCTCATGCAGCTCGCCGAAAATGTCGGCTTCAGCAGGATCGCCCTCGGAATCGGCGGCATCGCCGCGATCTACGGCGTTCTGAAGGCCGCGAGCGACGCCCTGATGAAATCCACGATGGATGCCGGCAAGCCCGTCGGCGAGATGGCCGCGGCCCTCGTCGAGGACGGCGCGGCCATGGCGAACGTGGCCGCCCAGGTGGACATGCTGGCGAAGCGGCTCGGCACTTCGGGCGAGGCCCTCGGAGTCAACACCGCCGCCACGGCGGAGAACGCGGTTGGGTTGCTGGCCTTGCGGGACGCCCTCGAGAAGGAGCTGAAGCAGCGCCAGCTCGGCTCGGCCGCCTACAAGGACTACCTGGCCCAGCAGAAGATCGCCGTCGAGCGAACGGCGGAGCAGAAGAAGCTCTACACGGAGAGCGTGACCTGGCTGAACGCCGTGCGCGAGGCGCAGGCGCGCTTCAACGCCGTGCACGGCCAGTTCGTGCCGATCGGTGCCCAGGTGGCGATCGCGCTCGCCCGCGGCCGGGAAGAGCTGAAATCGTTCGCCGACGAGGCTCGCAGGAGCGCCGGGGTGATGAACGCCGAGGACCTCCGCGCCAAGACGGCGGCCCTGGAGAAACAGATCATTGCGATCGCCCAGTCCGGAGGTTCCGCCAGCCAGACCGTCGCGGCCCTGGGCGGGCAGTTCGAGGAGGCCGTCAAGCTCGCCAAGGAACTCGGGGTGCAGTTGACGCCGCAGTTCGAGCGGGCCGCCGAGGCGATCGCCAAGGGACCCGGCGAGGCCATGGATGATCTGTTCGCCTCGTTCCGTGGTCTCCCCAAGGAGGTCGAGGCGTCCCGCACCGCCTCCGCGGCAGCCCTCGCCAAGATGGGCACCGACCTCGAGGGTTCGATCTCCGGAGGTTTTGGCCGTGGAGCTGAAGAGGGTGTCAACTTCGCGAAGCAGCAGATGGACGCCTGGCGGGCGGAGATCGCGGCTAACCCGATCAAGGTGCCATTTGACATTCCCAACCTGCGGGCGGAGATCTTGGCGATGATCCGAGGGCAGCGGCCGGGGACCGAGACGAGCGCGCCGTGAGCTTCGTGGCGATCGAGCGGGGCGACGTCGAGCTCACCGTGACCATCCCCCCCAAGATCGTCTCGCGGTTCGACGAGGGCGGCCCGGCGCGCACCATCTCGGTCGCCGTCGGCGGCCAGGCCATCGCCACCGAGGTCCCGCAGACGGTTGACGAGCGGCTAC